TCATATCTGCGGTTGATATTTCGTCAGCACAGTGTGCAGCCCCAGCTCCCGTGCACGGGCCAGTAAGTACCGGTAGCGGCACAGCAGTGCCTGCCGCTCATAAATGCGCTGCTCGATCAGGTCGGTGTCCACCTCCAGATCAAACATCATTTCGTTGCGCTTGAGACAGAACAGGCATTCCTTCAGCTCCTCTTCCAGCTCCGGGTGGTAGCGCTCGTGTTCCGTATCCCGCGGGATGCGCGGCGACAGCAGGGTGTGTTCGTTTTGCATCGGTCGAAGTTGTTCCAGCATAGGCAGCATCCTCCTCTTTGTGCGTCTTTGCATTGTTCTGATTTCCAGTATATGCAAAGACCACGCAAAGGATGCCGGTTTGTGGGGTCAGGCAGGCAGCTGTTTTATGAATCGTTACAGTACCGCCACACACAGAAGCCGATTGCCCTGCTGTGCGATTCCAAACGAGATCAATTCTCCCCGATGAACACCAAAATCAGAATCCGGTTCATTATCGGATTCTGCCATTTTCCACCAAAAAACAAAGCCCCAGGAAAGCTACGTTTTTTCGTTTCTTTCCTGGGACTTTTAACAATTCATCAATTATTCGAGCTCGATTCCGGAAAGTTGGTTTTTGGTTATATCAAGTCCATTTTCCCGGCTTCGGCGTGCAAAAATTGCACTATTTCCATTGTGTGTTTTTGAGTGCACGATAGATTGCTGTCAATTTGATGTCATAAGGATTTAGCTATCTATCAAATGATTTGTTCATGTGTTAGATACATTATTATAATACACCCATTTACAGGGAAGGTCAATGGCATAGAAAAAGGGGGCAGCTTTACGCTGTCCCCTCTCTCACTCGCCGTCTTTCCTTTGGTCTGCCACAGGCTTCTCAAAGCCAGTTCGGTTTCGCACCCGCGGTTCAGGATTTGGCTCCCGAACCAATATCTCAGTTGGGCTACAGTCTAGTGCTTCGCAAATGAGGTCCAAGTGATTCAGATTCATTCGTTCGGCGATTTCGTTGTAGTAATCGCTGATCGTAGTGGGGCGAATACCCGTGGCGCGTGCCAGATCTGCTTGTGTCCATTTCAGCTCGCCTAGCCTCTTGGACAGTAAAATTCTAATCATATTCTCGCTCGCTCCTTACAATAAAAGATAACTTTTTCCACTGGAAAAGTCAGGAAAATGTTAGATTATCACGAATCTTGTTATTTTTTATCGTAAAAAAGCAAAAAAACACCCCCGTTACCCACTTTGACTTATAGTCTGATGGGTAACGGGGGTGTAATCATTTGCTCCGAGTATTCAGGTCGGCAAGCTGGCGTTGGTCGGATTCCCTATATCGCTCATCCACACCTTCCAGATGTGCAAGGCTTCTTTTCAACTCTCCATTCCAATAAATCTGACCCGTTTCGGTCTCCATTCGCTCAATGCCGGCACAAATGCAGGATAGCAAGTCAAATGTAGCCTTTCGGCTATCCATCTGCAAAATATACCGTTCTCGGCGCTGTTCATCGTCCTTTTCGCGTTTCTTTGCAGCACGATCGGCAGCTCCCTTGATAAGGATTTGATTCACGGCAAAGCTAATTGCTCCACCCAGAAGTGTTCCAAGAAAAGCAATTACCGCTAAAAGCCACGCCGGAACGGCGACAGTGACTGTTTCAGCTGTTCCTGCAAGCACCTACATCCTCCTTTCAGTCCTCCGGCTGTGTCAGCAATTCGATCCATCTCGTTACAGGGAGACGATCCAAGAGCCAATTCACAAGCCGCTTAAGCATTCTTCAGTACCTCCAGCCCAGACTTTGCAGCGTTAAACGCTGTCTGGACTGCTTTGCGAATCAAATCGTCCGTCACAAGAAAACGAATCGGCGCAGGCACCTTTTCACGCAGCCAAGACACAACGACTGCCAGGCGTGCCTCGCCCAGTTTGGTGCCAACGAACTCCTTCTCCGCTTTGGAGATGGCATCGATTGCCCACTCGATCAGGAGCGCCTTGTATCCGAAGCGGATAGCCACAACAGTCAGAACAGAAATCATCAGGATCACAGCGACCGCCGTAACGATGTTCATAATGCTCATAGATTGAATCCCCTTTCCTTAAATCAGCTTAAAAAGAGCTGCTTTTGTCTTTGCACCAACGATGCCATCAACGGTCAGGAAATGCTTTTCCTGAAATTCCTTGACCATCTTCTCCGTGTTTGCACCGAAGATTCCGTCCTTGTCGATGCCGAGCGCCCCCTGCAGAACCGAATTGTAGATGCGCTGCGGAAAAGCGCTGGTGAACTTTTTCAGGTTTCCGGGGCCAAAGAGTTCTGCGGCCCAGTTCGCTGTGTACGCCGTAGACCCCGCCACATTGGGGATTCCGGCATACTGATATACCGACACATATCCTGTCGGAATGTCGTTGATGCGGATTTCCCAATGAAGGTGACTACCCGTGCTGTGCCCGGTGCTTCCCTCGACACCGATAAGGTCGCCCGGTTTCAACTTCTGACCTGCGGTCACGCTGATTTTGGACAGGTGTCCAAAATACATATAGTAGGCAGTCGTGCCGATCCGAACCACAACACGCTGGCCGAAGCCTTTCTTCGGGAGTGTTGCGCATTCCCAGCCGGCACGAACAACCGTGCCATAAACCGGGCAATAGATGTTCTTGTCGCTGATACCTACCAGATCATACCCTTGGTGGTACGTTCCATTCGCCCGCAGGTTGCGATACGCCTGCGATACCCTGAATGTGCCCTTGTACGGAGAAATCAAATAAATCCACCTCCATTTCAAACAAAAAAGCCGTGCTGACCACCAGCACGGCATCTCTCAACATCTTATAGCATCATACTCGGCTTGCAGGATTGCTCTCTGTTCGCCATATCCTTCCGGCTCTTCTCCTGTTTCGGCCGAGATATCCTCCCAGCTGTCCAAAAGGTGAACAGCAGATGCCAGCAGAGCTTCGAGTTTTTGTTCTCGGCTCAATTATATAGCACCTTCCCTGTCAGGCTTCCTTCGGCCGCGGCCCGCAGATGCGCAGGGCCTGTGCCTTGGTCAACTCACCCTCGTCAACCTTTTCCCACACGCCTGCAGCGGTGATCTTCTTCATGCGGTACATAGTACGATAAAACTGTTCCTTGCCCATTACAGTTCGCCTCCCATAAACAGAGTTTCCAGCACGCTCACACGCTCTTCCAGAGATGGCGCAGCTTCATCAGCAGTCGTCCACGCTTCGGCATAGACCCACCAATCGTCAGCCGCAGCCGCGATGCTTTCAGCCGTTTCTTCGCTATAGTCAGCACCCAGCTTGCACAGAGCCGTGGTGCACTCCCACGATGTGCCACCCTGCTCCCCTTCTGGCGCTTCGGTTTTCACCTCATGCGCATCCTTGCGCATATACAGCCATGCAGTGCCATCCGGCAGCTTTTCCAGCGTAACCGCCTGCGGATTATGGTCAAGATTTTCGGTAAAAATCATGCTGCTATCCTCGCTTTCATTGTTTTTCTCTGCGTATACACCCTGACTGCAACCTTCGCGGCCTTAAACAGCTTTTTCTGACCAAGCGTTTCAGTGATACCGCGAGATTTTGTCCAGTCAAAATATCCATTATAGCTAACCAACTTGTAGGAACGCCAGACCGGGATATGTCCCTGACGCACAACATCCTCTTTTGCCCGGATGTACTGCCGACGCGCCCTTATAAAAATTCTGGGGCGAATCGTCGTGTAAGTACGGTGCATCACATAACCAGCCATATCCAGACCCGGACATCCTTTTGCCGCGCCGGTCAGATGCCGCCGCTGGTGTTCTTCCGATGCGCTCAGGAAGTCAACCCGCACCCAGTCTGTTTTTATGGTCAGTCCGAGTTCAGCCAGTGCCCACTTGGTAATCTTCCGGGCCGCGCTCTGTATGTCGGCCCATCGTCGCCCAAGTAAAACAAGGTCGTCCATATAACTGCCGCAGCGCACCACAAGCGGGGTCGAAGCGCCTCGGCGGGTCTTTGCATAGCCCATAATCTTTACCAGCATATAGCTGGCAACGAGGTTAAAGAGCCACGCTTCGAGATAGCCGCCGATGAGCAGCCCATCGCTGGGAGCCATGGCCAACAGGCACCGCACCACAGCCATAAGCCACCTTGCGCCCGGAATCTCCCTTTGCAGGAGCTTCATCACAAGTTCCTGCTTTGTGTGTGCGTATGCTCCCTGCACGTCCAGCTTGACAGCGTGCTGGATGCCGAGGCTTTTTCTGCGGAGCCAGTGCTCGACCTGTCGTTTCAATGCGATCTGGCCCTTTCCGGGGATGCTGGCAAACTGGTACGGCAACAATTTTGCCCGAAATAGCGGGCGCAGACCGATAACAGCTAAATGCCCAAAACACTGATGCAATGGGCAGCAGTTGGACAGCTGACGGCGTTTCATGCTGATTCCGTCAATCCGGTAAAACACGCTCACCGGGTCAAGGTCGAGATCCTCCGCTTCTCCGTCCAACAGGTCTTCAACCCGCTGCTCCATTTCAAGGGCAATGCCATTCACCGCCTCCAGTCTCACGTTCCAGTCGTTTACTTGGGCGGCGCGCGATAATTCTGCACGGCTAACACCTCCATATTTCTCCACCGTGGCGAGGTAGTCCCGGCGGAACCACTTTCTATCAAACGCTTCAAGGACAGCCTGCTCACACATTTCGTGCGTGAGCGGAAGGTACCTCTTTGTTTTCATGTCCTTAAAGCCTCCAAACTTGCTGATGTTCAACGACTTTCGGTTGCTGTCCCCGGCCTTAAATCAGGCAGGACAGTTTTCTACTACTCGCCGCCACGCAGTCCTATAGACTGCGGCCGCGCTCTCACCAATGCGTCCGTATCTCTCGAAACGCTCAGCTGCACGGTGTCGGTATAACATGATCTTAGTGGCTAAACCACAGGCGCAATGAAACGCTTATGCCCTTTTGAGGGCTATTATATATCATCAGCATGCCGGGGCACGCCGTTCCAGTTCGAGTTCGCCGGCGAATTGTTGCCATTCGCGCAGGGCAGGCCGCAGTTGGCACCGTCATTCAGGTTGCCACCGCGCCAAGGGGCATACAGGCCCGCCGAACTGGGCGAATTGAACGCGGCCACACGCCGCTTCATTGCTCCGTTTTTAAATTCAGGTTTTGGCGGTCGTAAACGACCGCCAAAACCAAGGAAACGCTTACGGGAGAAAGGGGGTTACACCCCCTCTATGTGCCTGCGGCACATATTCACCCTCTCTTTTTACCCGACCCTGCAAGCCGGGGCACGCCGTACCAGTACGAGATCGCCGGCGAAAGGAGGCCAAACGCGCAGGGCAGGCCGCAGTGGGCACCGTCATCCAGGGCGCCACCGCGCCAAGGGGCACACAGGCCCGCCGAACCGGGCGAAAAGAACGCGGCCCGTACATAGGTGGAGCCGGAGCCGCCGAACTTTTCGTACATCATAGCTTCGGTGCCCAGTTTTCCCAGCTTGCGGATGTAGTGCCACGACCAGGTTGCCTTGTCGTTCAGGTCGAAGGAACCGACCTGCTCGTAGTCGCTGGAAATGGAGCCGACCTGCTTCTCACCGCTGCGGCAGGCGAACACATCGTAGTGCCAGTGGTCATCGTCCACGATGCTGGCTTTCCACAGAGGGTCAAGCTGTTCCGTATAGGCGCCAATCTGCATCTCGATGCCGGCCACACGGTACGGATATTTGCCGTTTGTCAGGTTGCCCCGGCATCCATCGCTGTGACCCTGCACGCCCTCTGTTGTGCCAGACTTCCACGGCATAGTAGATACCATCATAGTGGTCGTGGTATCAATGGGAGTGTCGATCAGCAGATTCAGCGCCGTATATTCCGTATCGTTCACGGTCACATTGGTAATGCTGGAAATCTCAGCCCACGAAAGGATATCGTGGTTGTATGCCATATTGCGGTCATTGTTGGTATTTGCGCCGCGCTCGCCAAGGCATACAGCGGAGCCGACAAGGAAATTTGCACCCTGTGCCTTTGTCACCAGCACGCGCTTTACGCCGGTTTCTGCCGCCGCCAGTGTGTACTGATAATTATAGTTAGTGCAACCCTCCAGCTTGCCGCTGTTGCTCATCGTCCAATGCCGGATGCGCCACTGGGCAAGGACATACTGCTGGTCGCAGTCCGTCCACAGTGCATCATAAGCGGTAATCTTGCGGGCCATAGGAACAGCCGAATTGGCACTTGTCCACGGCATCGGAGGCAGACCAAAGCCGCTTGTCATGCCGCCTTTGGAATTTTTTCCGCCAAAGCACGCCGGGTGCCATGTCAGCCAGCGGCGGCTCTTATCAGGGGCCACATCGCCGGCCATAGGATCATAGCCGCCGCCCTCGAAGGCGCGGAAAGAGTTATACAGGTATGCGCCATCCTCCCACTCTTTGAGGGTCAGGGACAGTGCAAAGCAGTAGACAGGGGCCGTTTCGCCAGACAGGTCAAAACCGGTTTCTCCCTCAACCGCCAGCACGTTCATGGTGCCATCTTCCAAAGACAGTGCATTGGCGCGGATATACCATGTAAACGGGTCTTCTTCCGACCAGTCTGCCGTT